TCCAAGCGGTGGCCACGTATCATCACGACCCGCTGGGCTTTGTCCTGTTTGCGTTCCCGTGGGGCGAGGGCGAACTCATCGGGTATCAGGCACCACGCCAATGGCAGGCCGACATCCTGACGCTCATCGGGGAGCGACTGATGGCAGGGGCAACGACCCAGGAAGCCATCCAGATCGCAGTCGCCAGCGGACACGGCATCGGGAAGAGCGCCCTTGTGGCATGGCTGATCCTCTGGTCCATGAGCACAGCACCGAACACCCGCGGGGTGGTTACAGCAAACACAGAAAGCCAGCTCACGACCAAGACATGGGCCGAGCTGGCCAAGTGGTTCCGGTTGTGCGTCACGGCCCCATGGTTTCACCTGACGGCCACCGCCATGTTCAGCCGCGACGATGGGAACGCGAAGACGTGGCGCATTGATGCCATCCCCTGGTCCGAAAGCCGGCCAGAGTCTTTCGCTGGACTCCACAACAAGGGTAACCGAATCCTGGTGATCTTCGACGAGGCTTCGGCAATCAGCGACACCATCTGGCAAGTCACCGAGGGCGCCTTGACCGACGAGGGAACGGAAATCATCTGGGCCGCCTTCGGGAACCCGACCCGCAACACCGGCCGGTTCCATGAAGCATTCCATCGGCTTCGCCACCGATGGGCATGCCGGCAGATCGACAGCCGCACCGTGCCAGGGACCAACAAGGCCCAGCTCAGCAAGTGGGTCAAGGACTACGGTGAGGATTCCGACTTTGTCCGGGTACGGGTTCGCGGCCAGTTCCCACGTGCCAGCATCACGCAGTTTATCGCGAGCGACCTGGTCGAGGAGGCAATCAGCCGCAAGGCAGACGCAGGACACTACGACCCGCTGATCCTGGGCGTTGACGTGGCGCGGTTCGGAGACGATTCCAGCGTGATCGTCCCACGCCGCGGCCTGGACGCACACAGAATCCCATGGCGCCAGTTCCGAGGCCTGGACACCATGCAACTTGCGGCACAGGTGGCGCTGGCCATCACAGAGCTGCGGCCTGACGCTGTTTTTGTCGATGAGACCGGGGTTGGCGCCGGCGTCATCGACCGCCTGCGGCAGCTTGGCCACAGCCGGGTCTACGGGGTCAACAACGGGTCGAAGCCTGATGGCGGCCTTGAGCAGGAGGTCTGTGTCAACAAGGGAGCCGAGTGCTGGTGCCGGGGCCGGGCGTGGCTCAAAGCCGGCGGGTCTATCCCTGACGACCAGGAGCTGCGAGACGACCTGACCGGGCGCGAATACGGCTACAACGCCAAAAATGAGATCGTTCTGGAATCCAAGGAGGACATGAAACGCCGTGGCTTGGCCAGCCCGGACAAGGCGGACGGCCTATTCCTGACCTTCGCCCAGCCAGTTCCACAACGGCGAGAGATCGGTAGCGTAGGGCCAGCGAAACCAGCTGACTTTGACCCATTCAGGGAGACATGACATGCCAGCCGGACGACGAGTTCCGATGGGCCTCAAGCGCAAAGACTGCAAGGCAAAGAGCGACCAGGATTTCCTGCGGCAACGCTTGTTTGTCCAGGAGTACCTCAAGGACTTCAACGGCCGCCAGGCAGCCATTCGGGCCGGATACTCGAAGAGCAACGCGGCCAGGCACGCATGCCGTCTCCTTGGATTTCCTCACATAGCCAGGATGGTCGAAGAAGCCCAGGCAGCCGCCTTCGCACGCTGCCAGCTATCCGTTGATCGGGTTATCCAGGAAATGATGCGGATCGCGTTTATCGACCCTGCCGAACTGTTTGACGACAACGGAGAGCTGAAGCCGATCAGCCAGATCCCGAGGGAATACCGAGCTGCCATCAGCAGCATCAGCCGCAACAGCGACGGGACAAGGATAACCCTCTGGTCGAAGGTCGAGGCCCTGCGTGACTTGGGCAAGCATCTGCGGATGTTCGTGGAGCAGATCGAGCACAAGGACACCACGCCGATCGCCGAGCAACTGGCCAAGGCCAGGGAGCGAGTCAAGGCCGGTCTTGAGTTCCTTGCCGCCACAAGTCAGCCGGAAGACCCCACAGTTCCGGATGACGAGGCTTCCACGGACCAGCCAGAAGATCAGCCAGATCAACATCCCCACCCAGAAGCAGGGTCTCCGGAGTAATCGGAGTCCTGACCGGGAACGATCTCACGGCCTCCAGGACCCGCAGCATCAGGTCAGACGACCCAAAGCGGCCGGTCGCCCGGGTTCCTCGACCTGGACGACCAAGCAGTCGCTGGACCTCGCGCCGGTCCATGCTTAGCGCGAACGAAAGCGGGACGACTCCGCCGAATGCGAAGATCGTATAGCAGACCGGGGATAGTTTCATGGTTATTGGTACTCATTGCGGGCTTGTTCAAGGAATGCGATGGCCAGGGCCTCTCGGCGTTTCTTCCTCGCCATATTCACATACTTTTCCCTGGTGTTTATCGCCAAATCAACAACCTCGTTGCGTGACATCCCATTGTCCGCTTCAATGGCCTTCCGCCCGGCTTTCAACGCTGCCTCGTGTGCCGTAACAACGGCTTTGTCAAAGGCCTTCCACGCCAGATTTGCAGCATCGCAGAAAGCCTTTATCGCCGGGCCTCTTAGCAAGTGGACGGCGGCACAATCCCATATGAATATCTCTGCTACTGACAGAGCAGTGGCTTCGTCGAGCGGGGCCGGTCCGTCTCCGAAATGCTGGCGGAACAGCTTGAGCTGCTGGTCGCAGGCGCCCTTGCTCTTGAGCAGGGAGTAGGTGATGGATGGTTTCATGCTGGAGAGTTTATCAATCCACGGCGCACTGGAACATAAAACCTTATGCTGGCGCCAGCGGAGAAGGCCACACAAGTAGAAACCCCTTGATTTCGCCAGGGGTTAAGGCCGCGAGGCCAACGTCCCCCGCGAGGGACGCCTGGATACGCCTACAGCCCGGCGACCGGGGCTGCGGGTGGGCGTGGCTGGCCGTGTCACAGCCCTTTGGACTCGCTGATCCACCCGTCACTGGTGACCATACGGCACAACCAGCGCATTGGAACATAAATCCTTATGCTGGCGCCAGCGCCAAGCCATGGGCACCCTCAGGCCATGGGAGTGACCTTTCAGCGTGAACCAGTCTGCGCCTTGTGGACCGAGCTTGACCCGCTTGCGGCCGAGCATTGGCGGGAAGTGTCGTGGGAACCTGGCTCGCATGCGTGCCTTGATCACGACCGATACGAGCACGCCGAGGCATCTGGCGTGTTCCACATGCTCACCGTCCGCAACACGACCACCGGCTGCCTGATCGGTTACGCCGGCTTCTGGGTGTCTGACAACCCTCAGAACAAGACAAGCCGCGAGGCCAGCCAGGACTGTGTCTACCTTGATCCAGAGTTCCGGGTCGGATCCACCGGCACAGATTTCCTTCGTTTCTGCGACCGCTACCTTGAGGACCTTGGCTGCCGGGTGATCTACCACCACATTAGGAAGGCACGCGACTGGTCTGCCCTGTTGCGGACTCTCGGGTATCGCGAAATCGAGAAAACCTATGCCAGGATCACAGGGAACTGACATGGCACTACGCCGCGAATACCAGCAGACAGCGCAGGCAACGGAGCCGACTACAGACAGAATCAAGCGCATAATCCTGGAAACGCTCAGGTCAGAAGACGACAACAGTCCATGCGAGCGGCATTCAGCGCGTCTTGATCAGGTCGAGGCGAGGCAGGGGGAAATCGTGGCACAAGTCGCATCTCATCACGAAGCGCTTGCAAGCGGAAAGGTTTCCTTCGAATCACTGCACAAGGACATCGTCAGCCTTGCCGAGAAGGTGTCCGGGATCAACGGGATTCTGAAGTGGATCGGCGGAGCGATAGGGTTGGGGATTCTGACCACGGCCGGCAGCGCCCTGATCTGGGTCCTAGCCAACATGAACCAGCCCAAGAACGTCCAGACCAACACCACGAACAACCCGCCGGCCGCAGTAGTCGCGCCGGTGAAGGCGAACCCATGAGATCCCTGCTATTCCTCGCTCTCGCGCTTTCCCTGGCCCTGACAGGGTGCGGGGAGTCGAGAGCGCAACTTGCCGAGCTCTCCCAGTGCCGCGAGGACCTGATCGCCACCGTGCTCGCGCATCGAACCGGCGCCCAGTCTGACCATGTCGGTATCCTGATGGGCGCAGCGATGGACCGGCTGGACGCATACGTCCTTGGAACCGAGATATCGCTTCCGCCGCCCAAGGTCCGCGCCACCGACCTGGCAGCCTCGCCCGACGTGGCCGCCCAGGAGGGCCGTGACGCCGCACAGGCCAAGGCCCATCCTCCCATATCCCCGGGTTTTCCCTGGCTCGCAACCCTGCTGGGCGTCGCCGGAGCACTAATCCCAGGCATTGGCGTCGCCGGCACCCTTCTGGCCCGCCTGCGGGCGGCAATGGCAGCCCTGGGCGTGACGGTGCAGGCCATCGAAGCCGCGCCAGTTTCCGCCGGGAAGCCAATCAAAGAAGCCACCAAGGCCGCGAAAAACCGGTTTTTGAATAACTTTGTAAAAGAAAGGACTTGACATGGGTAGTTCAGTAGGAAACGCGGTCTCCGCTCTCGTCAGCCCAGCGACTGCGTTGGCCAACCGGGCATTGACTGCGGCAGGGCTTGTCCCAGAGGCACCAAAGATGCCTGCGCAGACTCCAGCGCCTGACCCCCCTGACCCGATTGACCCTCAGCAGAAGCGGAAGAAGGCCATGGCCGGCCGCGCCGGAACCTTCCTGACCGAAGGCTACGCCGGCACGTCGCAGGCACTCGGACAGCCTCCCGGACGCTCGACCATGCTGGGCCTGTGACATGGACGACGCCGATCAACTCAAGCGAGACCTGTCGCTGCTGACCAGACTAAGCCAGGAACGTACTTCCTGGGAAACGCACTGGCGCGACATTGCCGACTATTTCCTCCCCCGTTCGTTGCGGACCCTTTGCAACGAGCGCAACCAGGGCAACAAGCGCAGCTCCAAGATCCTCAACAGCACCACGACCAGGGCGGCAAGAATCCTGGCCGCGGGAATGTTCGCGTCCATCACCAGCCCGGCCCGCCCATGGTTCAGCTTGACCCTGGCCGACCGCATCATGGCCAAGCAGCAGGCCGTCAAGGAATGGCTGGACGACGTGACCAAGATCCTGCGGGACATCCTGGCTGGGAGCAACTTTTACCGATCCGCCCCTGCAATGTTCCGCGACCTGGGCACCTTCGGAACACATGCCTCAATAATTGACGAGGACGATCAGGACGTTGTCCGCTTCTATCCGCTCATCGTCGGCAGCTACTGGCTGGCATGCTCCGAGCGCCAGGCCGTGGACACCCTGGTCCGGAAGTACTCCATGACCGTGCGCCAGATGGCCAACAAGTTCGGGATCGATGCGTGCCCGCAGAACGTCCAGAACATGCACAAGGATGGCAAATACGAGGAGTGGATTGACGGCATTGTCCAGGTCATCGGCCCCAATCCAGACCACAACCCCAACCGCCTGGACTCCCGCCACAAGCGGGTCCGCTCCGTGTATTTCATGGAGAGCAACCACAACGACCAATATCTTCGTAAGTCAGGATATGACACCTTCCCGGGCATCGCACCACGCTGGGAGACCAACGGCGAGGATGTCTATGGGACCAGCCCAGGGATGGTAGCCTTACCTGACGCCCGCAGCCTGATGGTCTATGAAAAGCGCATCGCTCAGGCCATCGAGAAGAAGGTCAACCCGCCGCTGATCGCCCCGGTTGAACTGGAAAACAAGGGAGGGGTCAACCCAACCCCTGGGGCGACGACCTTCGCAAACGTTGCAAACATGGACAAGATCAAGTCCATTTACGACGCCGGGGCCTTCCAGGTCGAGCATGCAGCCAACAAGGCCGAGCAGATCAAGGCAGACATCAACGCCTCGCTCTATGTGGACCTGTTCCTGATGCTCATCAACTCCGACCGCCGACAGGTGACGGCCGAAGAGATCCGCGCCAAGCAGGAGGAGAAGATCCTGGCCCTGGGCGAACCGCTGGAGCGCCTGAACGAAGAGGCCCTTTCCCCTGTAATCGACCGCGTTTTCGACATCGCCAGCCGCAGGGGCATGCTGCCGCCCCCTCCCCGTGAAATCCAGGGGATGCCCATCACCGTGGAGTATGTGTCAGTCCTTCACCAGGTGCAAAAGATGGTGGCCCTCGGGCAGATCGACCGCCTAGCCCAGTTCGTTGGCGGGTTAGCCGGAGTCTTCCCCAGCGTTGTGGATAAGTTCGACGCCGACCAGGCCGTGGACGAATACGCCGAAGCCCTGGGGACCAGCCCGCGAATCGTCAGGTCAGACGAGCAGGTTGACGAGATCCGCCAGGCCAGGGCACAGGCCCAGGCCCAGCAGCAAGCCGAGGTTAATTCGGCAAACCTCGTCCAGGGGGCGAAGACCCTGAGCGAGACCGACACCGGCGGCCAGAACGCCCTCACCGACCTGATGCGCGGCATGTCCACGGTGTCAGCGTGAACGAGTTTTCCGGGGAAAACACCTGGAGCCGCCAGGCAGACACGGAATCAGACCGAGCCAAGCAGTCTCGCCTGGAACTTCATTGGATCATGTCCACCAAGACAGGCCGACGCTGGATGCACCGCTTCCTGGAACGCTGCGGGGTGGAGGCGGAAATCTTCACCACCAACGGCAGCACCATGGCGCACTCAGCCGGCCGGCGCAGCGTTGGCCTGGAATTGCTGGCGGACATCAAGGCCCACGCGAAAGACCGGTACATCGAAATGCTGCGGGAAAACGCCTAGCATAACCCATTGCCCTGTTGGAACAGTTGGGCTGCATTTAGTTTTGCCAACATGCCTGACCCGACTCCCGCACCAGCGCCCGCTCCCGCGGCCCCGGCCAACCAGGCGACACCAGCACCGGCCACCACGGCGCCCGCTCCCGCGGCCACGCCATCGCCGGCTGGCAGTCAGCCCACACCGCAGCCGAATCCGACACCCGCGACCCCCCTGGACCTCAAGGCTCCGGACGGATCGCTCCTGACAGCGGACAACGTCAAGGCCTTCGCCGAGGCGGCTCAAAAGGCCAACCTCGATCCGGCCGTTGCCAAGTCCATGCTGGAGCAGCAATCCAAAATCCTGAGCGACTTCCAGGCCTCCGTCGCAGCCAAGCACGAGGAACAGGTCCTGGCCTGGGATCAGTCCTTGGCGCAGGATAAGGAAATCGGCGGAGATGCGCTGAAGGCCAACATCGACCAGGGCCGCAGGGCTCTGGAGCGATTCGGGGACAAGGACCTCCTGGATGCCCTCCGCACCAGTGGGTTCAACTCATACCCGCCGCTGGTTCGCTTCCTGGTCAAGGTCGGCCGGGCGATGGCAGAAGACCGCAATGCAGGATCGGCGTCCGGTCCTGCGGGCATGTCCGCCCAAGAGGCTTCCGCATCTCTGTGGCCTTCGACCGCAACCAAAACCAACCAGTAAGG